TTTAAGATCAGACAGATCAGCGCAACGCTCTGCTATTGCTTTAGAGTTCAACAACTCATCAAGTAGTTATCAATATAGGCGTTTATTTGCTTCAGGAAGCACTCCTGGAAGTGATACTGAGTCTACTTTAGGATATGTTTATGCTGGTGAAATGAACGCAGCATCTAGCACCGCTACTACTTTTAGCAATAATTTTATTTATATTCCAAATTATGCAGGTAGCACTTATAAATCTGTGTCTTCAGACACCGCTGAAGAAACTAATGACGCTACAAATAATAGGGTTTCATTGATTGCTAACTTATGGTCAAACACTTCGGCTATAACTAGCATTAAATTATTTGATGGGGATAGTGGTACGGCAAAAATTCTCCAACATTCAACCGCTTATTTATACGGCATTAAAAACTCATAAAGGAGAAACAAATGGCAAAACTAACTAAACTCGTAATAAATTGCGAGACAAAAGAGCAGACAGAGATCGAACTAACTGATGAGGAAATAGCGCAGTTAGAGGCAGACCGAGTAAAGGCAGAGGCAGACCGAGCAGCTAAAGAAGCTGCCGATGTTGCTAGAGCGGCAACTAAAGCAGCTGTACTAGAGCGACTTGGCTTAACCGACGAAGAAGCTGTGGCCTTGCTTTCGTGAGCTTAACTTCTTATAACGGCTGGCCAGCTAGTAAAGATCGAGCCGAGATAGGTATTAAGAGCTATCAGGTGCCTGGTTGTAAAACAAAGCTAGCATGCGCCGAAGGTGCAGCTCCATTATTAATTGGTTTTGCAGCTGAATTCCATAAGCTAATAGAGCCTATCGATGAAGGTACTCTGGATGATTGGGGCTACGCCTTTCGTATGGTAAGGGGTACCACCGACAAGCTGTCGAATCATTCAAGCGGTACAGCTATTGATCTGAATGCTCCTAAGCATCCTCTAGGCAAAATAGGCACTTTTCCACCGGAAAAGGTACCGATGATCCGGGCCTTATCTGCTAAGTACGGCCTAAAGTGGGGCGGAGATTACGTCAACCGTAAGGATGAAATGCACTGGGAAGTCAACCTAAACCCGGCTAAGGCCGCAGCTCTTATCGTCAAGTTAGGATTAAAAAATGGCTAATGCCCAAGTAACTGTAACCACGACCCCTACCCTTTTAGTCGCAGCTGATCCGCACGATCAGACCGTCATCGTTAGAGCTGGATCCTCAGATGTATATATAGGAAACGCTGGCGTAACTATTTCTAACGGATTCCTATTAGAGCATAAAAGCGTAGTAACTTTTCCGCTAGGAGCTTACGAAGCTCTTTACGGCGTAGTCGCTAGTAGCACGGTGCTGGTAGAAATTTACTCCGTAGTAAATTAAGGAGATCTCATGGATCAATTTAAGCAAGTATTTTTAACCTGGCTTCGTGCCTCTGTAGCTTCTGTCGGTGCTCTTTATCTAGCAGGTACTACAGATCCTAAGACCCTAGCTTACGCCGGCATCGCTGGCCTAGTCGGGCCTTTATTGAAGTATTTAGATACATCGGCTCCAGAATTCGGCCGTACTAAGTAATTAAATGAAACGGCTAGTAGGGCTGGTCATCCTTTCGCTGGCCCTAACTAGCTGCGGTTATCAAGGATGGATTAGGTATGGATGCCAAGAATACGAGAACTGGGAAAAGTCTGAATGCAATCCGCCGGAGTGCATACCTACCGGAACATGTACTAAAGACATCTTTGGAGAAACCTACCCACAAACCGAAAAAGAATAGATTAGATCCGCAGGATATTCATGCCCGGCTGATTTTTATGATCGGTGCAACTTTATCTCTAACTTTCTTCTTAGTAAGCGTAGGGGTAGTTTATTCGCTTATGTATATTACCCAGCCTCTAGGTGCTCAGGCTCCGAACGATGCAGCTTTTATCGATTTACTTAAAACGCTAGCTATATTTTTAACAGGCTCACTAGGCGGCGTACTGGCTGGTAATGGCCTTAAACCGAAAGAAAAACCTAAAGATTCTATTTAGGCCGTGTCGGTTGTTGCGCTATGTCGGTGTCTAGCCTTACCCTTTTGTAGTTCGTATCAGACGGGTACGACAGTAAGGGCTACGAATGATAGAAATTACATGGGGGCTCCAGCTAATTTATTTGCTGGGCCTAATGAGCCCTATCCTGTTTATTGCGGGATGGGCTAAAGGTTATAAAGATGGCCATAGAGAAGGTAAATGGTCGGGTAGGCATGAAGCACAGAAAAGCCTAAGAAGATGATAGTAAAGGCTCCCGAAGGTCGATGGTGCGATTACTGTAAAAACGAATGGGGCAAAGTTAAATACGACGGGCCGGGCCAAACACAATGGCACCTAAAGGCTAGGACCGCAGCTGTCGTACTTTGCATCTCAGAAACTCCACTAGGTAAAAATAACGAACGGGCCTACTGTGCCGAGCATAGAGCCGAGTTAAGTGAATGGGCTCAGGGCGAAGTCTGGCCGTTAGTAGATCAAATGGAGTATGCCAAGAAGTTAGACCCAATCAAACTAAAAAAGGAGCTGTTAGATAATGTTCAACTTAAACGACTATGAAGATGTGGCCACTAGAATTAAAAGGGTCCACGATAATTTCCCGATGGTTCGATTTAACGTAAGAGAGTTAAAGATCGATCATCAAGCCGGATACTGCTACGCCGTTACCGAGATTTACAGAGATGCTAACGATGCCCAGCCAGCTGCGGTAGATGTTGCGTATGAAGCTCGTAGCGATCGTGGCGTAAACCGTGATTTCTGGGTAGAAAACTGTATTACTTCTAGCTATGGCCGTACCGCTGGCTTATTGCTTGGTACAGATAAAAGATCTACCCGGCAAGACATGGAAAAGGCCCAAGCTAAAATCATGGAGCCAGTAAAGAGCGATATTAACGGAGCCAGCCGACAAGCTGCCGAGCCAGTTGCTAACACTATGGCCTTACTGGTAGATCAACTAGGGGCCGAAGAAGTAGAGAAGCCGCCTATCTGTAACCACGGGATAATGGTGCTAAAGAAGGGTAATAAAAATAATCGTGATTATTATGGTTACACCTGCCAGCTTGGAAAGAGCGCAGAATCTTGCGATTCTATCTGGTACAAAATAGGAGCCGATGGTAAATGGCATGCGCCTAAAAAACCAGCCTTTGAAGTTAAAGCTGGCCGTAATCTAATCAACGAGATGTTACAAGGAGAATCTTAAAATGGGTTACTTAGAATTTAGTGCTGGCGGTATTGCTTACAGAATGGAAGGCGGTGCCTTCGTCTCAGCTGTACCGGCTAAAAATTGTGATGCTTGCTTCTGCGATGTTGCGCCAGATGGCGGAATAGAAATTACGAACGTCGATAAAGAGGTCGTATTATGGATCTGCTCCAAGTGCCGCAAGAAATAAGGGTCGTGCTTGATTATGCTCAGGAGCAACAAGCTCATAGCATAGGATTCGAGCGGATTACCCAGGTACAAGCTAGGGTCGATGCAGCTTCTAGGCGGAATAAAGGCGTTAATTATCACGAAGCCGTTATGGAATCTAGCGAAGCTGTGGGGGCCGAGATAGCTGTAGCCCAATACTTCGGCATAAGCGGATTTCAGCCTACGGTTAACACCTTTAAAAATGAAGCTGATATAGGTGCGAAGATCGAGGTCAAATGGACCAAGTACCTTAATGGGCATCTAATCGTTACCAATAACGATCGAGAGCATGATATAGCTGTATTAGTTACGGGTAGAAGTCCGGTGTATATCATCGCCGGATGGATACCTATAACAATGGCCAAGAAGCCTAGATATCGTAATGTCGATGGTTCATACTGGATAGATAGGCCAAACCTATTTCCCATCGAAGATCTTAAAAGGAGTATCTATGGCGATAGCTCGTTTTAATTGCAGAATATGTAAGAAAAAAACAGATGCCAAAGTGGTAATAGAGTTTAGCGAGCTATTACCGCCAGGCCTTAAATGCTTAGAATGTAATCAATGCGGCGTGCTAGGTATTGAATTAAATCCAGAGATAATCGATTCAGACATGCCCTCTGACCTGCGGTTATCTGAATGAATTTGACTCGTCTGCTACGCTCCGACATCGCTGGGCGAGCCGGCAAGGCCGGTATAGCTCGCAAGGCGATTTTGGTGCTTTGGGCCGGGCTATTGCCTAACCTTACCTTGACGGCAACTACAGCTTATGCATTAACAGAAAATAAAGAAGCTTATAAACTATATGCCTACACAAAACTATTTAACTCTAAAGAGTTCTTCTGTTTAAATGCATTATGGGCTAAAGAGAGCCAATGGTCTGCAATAGCAAAGAATAAGAGAAGTAGTGCATATGGCATACCACAGCTATTAAAGCTTAAAGAGAAGGACCCTTATAAGCAGATAGATCTGGGCTTAAAGTACATAGCTGCAAGATATTCAACACCATGTAATGCATGGGCATTCTTCAAACTTAAAGGATACTATTAATAGATGGCAAGTAAGCGTAATGATCCTAGAGTTAGTAGGGATTGGAAGAAACGTAGATTAGAGATCTTATCAAGAGATAACTACATCTGTTATTACTGTGGTAGTGGGGATGCTAATACTGTGGATCATCTGATCCCTATTAAGAAGGACCCTCACCTGGCTATGGAACCTGCTAACTTAGTGGCTTGCTGTAAGCGATG